GCCACCCAAACTATCTTTACCAGTCAAACCATTAACAAACTGTTGAATCCACGGCACAACATTTTCTTTAATGTAATCAGCCATACGAATCAGCGTAGGCATCAACGCCCTACCGATAGCAACTTGCGCGCCCTGCACAGCCGCGTGTAAATAACGCTGTTGCAATGTGAATTTTTTAGCGGCCTCTAAATCTTTACCAGACATTGTTAAGCCAAGTTTGTCCGACTCGTCATACAACTCTTTTAGACCATCTTTACCCTTAGTCAAAATAGGTAACATATCTAAACCGCTACGGCCAAAAGCGGCAACAGCCAACGCAGTACGATTAACACCTGCTGGCATATTGCTGAACCTGTCAGAAAGGTTAGCCACAATATCAGTCATAGGAAGTAACTGACCATGTTGGTCACGATAACTAATACCTAATTGTTTAGCGACTTCATCATTCTTCGCCAAATGAGTAGAGAGCATCTTAAAGCCCATGCCCATTTTCGTACTTGTGACACCCAATTCCTCGCCAGCAAAACGCAAACGAGAAACATCCTCAGCCGTACCACCAATGTTGCGTTGAAGTTTACGAACCTCGCCAGACACTTCACTAAAAGCACCAACAGTTTCTTTAGCAAACTTTAATGCCTCGCCAGCAACCTTTTGAAAAACACTCGCCATAACCGCGCCAGCCGCAACAGTCTTGGCCGACAAATCCTTAGAAGAATCCCCAGCCTTTTTAGTATGCTTATCAAATTTTTCTAACTCGCCCTGCACTTTAACAAGTGCCTCTTTGATACCTTTAATGTCACCCTGAAACTCAATGAGAATAGGTGGAATGTCAGTAGCCAAAATAACTCCAAAAGGTAGATTACAATTTTACCTTTTACTGTGCATCATTTTCTACCTCAGAAAAAACGCCATGCAGATTTAGAATCCAATCAAGCCAAACGGCAGGTTGCTCATCAATCTGTTGTTTAGTCCAACCGAAATGTTTAACCAACATATAGTCGCGAACAACAGTTGGCATGGGGTAACGCTCATCAGGCGTACCACCTTTTAAGACCCAGCGGACTCGTTCAAGGGTTCGGTAATGGCTTTTGGGTTTACATCTACTCCGAAATCAGGAATCAATTTATCAATGAACGGAGCAACAGCATTACGAACATCGTCATACGCTTTAATTGGTAAATCCAATAGGCCATCTAAAGTTACAGGTAAATCAAAAGACCATTCACTAATCATTGCGATAGCAAGTAAGTCATTGAACTCGCTAAAGAATTTGATTGTATCTGAATCCATGTCCTCGTCATTGAACAACGCTGAACCCTGTACCGACTTTTCAAACACAGGTCGGCGTAGCCGTTCAGGAACTAACTCTGGGTCGCGTAACTGAATCCAGCCACTAAAAATTTCTACTCGCATAAATAAGCCCTCCTAGATTGTTATGCGTAAACAGCGGTTGCTTTCGCATTTTGTAATACTACCTTGATTGGGCTGTATCCTGCACTAGCACCAACATCAGTAGTGTTAGCGATAGCCTTGTAGGTTACATCCAATTCAACATAATCTTTACTACGGTCAATCTTAGCAACTTGGAACGCACACTTAGTCATAGTGAACTGAACCTTAGTTAAAGATGCACCCGTACCCTGACTAAACGCAATATCTAAAGATGGTTGAGTGTTTGTTAGGTAACGAGTTAAATCTGTATCATCTTCAAAGATGAGTTTCAAAGAACCATCAACGCTGACCGCACCCTGAAAAATTTGGTACGGGGCTTGTGAACCATCAACCGTATTGATTGCATCAAGTGGGCGAGTGATGTTGATGTTACCCTCAGCAAGTTTCGCCGAAACAGTACCAGCAATAGTTGTAACGCCAGTCCATGCAGGAACATTGGTGATACTTGAATAAGATGCAGTTGGTGTAGCCGCGGTAGCAGAACCATAACCCTGAGCCGTGGCCGTGTATTCCAAAAGACCATCAGCACTAAACTTTGTATCAAGTCCACCAAACTGACAACCTGCAAACTGACGAGCATTGTAAGAATTGTAATCAGTAAGAGTGTAGGAAGTAGCCTGACCAGTACCGCTATTAAGCGTTGCGATTGTGTGAGTGTACGGAGCAGATGCGCCAGACTTTACATAGTCACCCAAAATGCCAGCAACAGGGTAACCGAAAGTATCAGGGAAAACATCGCCACCAAATTGGAACTCAGCATGAATAACACCTTGAACTGTGCCATAAGTTTCAACCATAGAACCGCGCCAGTTGTTATCATCCAAATACTTGATGTTATCAAACGGTGAAATTTCTTTAACAGGAATGAAGTCAGTTGCGGCAACAGCGGTTGGATTAACTCCAGCCGCGCGAGATGCTTCTTTTGCAATACCTAAAAAGGATTTATAGCGTGGCAATGCCATTAGTTTGTCACTCCTTGAGAGTCGGCATCGTCAGATGCAGTTGATTCAACAGTTGCAGATTTTTTAGATTTAACAGGAGCATCAATCAAAGTTAGACCAGCGGCAACAATGCCATCAGCCAACTCAACTTCATCGGCAGGATTAACACTCAAACCCAAATCAGGGTAATAGCGTGGTTCATCCACATCGGCGCGGTACTTAGCCACAGACACTCCTACTTGTTATATTCAGCGCGTAACGCTTTGACATAAATGCTACGAGCAAGGTTATTCGCTCTCATAATTTTAGCAGTCGGTTCAACAAAAGGGTAGCGCGTTCCTGCTGGCCAGTTACCGCCGCCAAATTCAAGACGACGAGCGTAAATCATGTAAGGCGCAACCGTGGCAATGTATTTTCCCCCGTAGCCTTTTCTAACTTTGAATCTGATTGAGCGGCGTAATGCACCTGTACGATTCTGGGGAGGCTCTGGCGGATTGCCTTTAGCATATCGCTTTGATTTGCCCCTACCTGTGTATGCCCGTTTCTTGTCAATCAAACCTTTCATCTCTGCCGTAGTCCGAATTGCAACCTCAGTTGTCGCTTTCTTAACTGCGGACTCAGCACCTTTAAGAATCTTTTTGTTAAGAGCCTCTATTGTTTTTTTAGTGCTAGATGTGGCCATGCTTAATTGTAAATCAGACACAACAAAAAACCCACTCCGTAGAGTGGGCAGTTTGTTTAGTTTGTTTAAGCGTTCGCAGTTTCTACAAATCGCACATTGGTAATCGCGGTGAAGTGAGCGTTACCCTCAGCATCTTTGATACCAACTTTGATTGTGCCGAAACCATCAACACCAAACCAAATAACCTCGCCGACAGTACCAGTAGGAACTTTACGACCCTTAAAAACTTCAACAGGAATTGATGGAACATTCTCGCCAAGTTTTGTACGCAATGATTTCAACTGACCGTTGAAGTCAGCAACAGCACTTAACTCTTTCCAATCTTTTGCAGTTGGCTTTGAAAAAACTTTTTCAACTTTCTCAATGTATTGTTCAATCATGAACTCAACAGACATTTCTTTGTAATCGCAGTAATGAGGTTCAATCCAACTAGCGCGGCCATTTTCATAAAGTGATTCAACCTTGCGACACAATACCCACTTGCCGTTACGATTCTCATGCCAAAATACATCGGTTGAACCGCACTTCGTACACATTGCTTGCTTTGCCATTTTCTTGCCTTTCTGTTCTGGTCGCTCTGACCTTGTACCTCAATCATAAACCCAAAACAAACAAAGATGCAACTATTTACACAAAGTTTTTTTCCTTACAAACAAAGGGAAAATAAGCGGTGCAGGGTCACAGGAGGGCGGTGCAACCCTGCACCAATCAGGCTACGCAGTATAAATCTGTGTAACCTGAAAACGAATCACAGCCCAAGTTTCAGTAGCCCCACGCTCAGAAGTAGACGGCTCAGAATACTCAACATCCAACATTGGTTCAGCACCCTGCCAAATAACATCACCCGATGTATCACCGAAACGATGGTCACTACGCAACCTATCTTTGATGCCATCAATCGTTAAATCAAAATCGGTCATCGCATCCTCCGCATTAGATTGGAGCGAGTGATGAAACACCTCAATCACAACATCGTAATCAATTCTTTTCTTACCCGATGTTGCACCACCCAGAGCAATACGCTCCTCATGCTCACGCTCAACAAACACGACAGCCGCGGCGCGTGACCTCTGACCAGCCTGAGCATTAACCTGAAAATTGATTTGCTTAGGGAACGAACTAAACACCTGATTCAAATCAGGGATAGTAGCAGTCTGCAAAAATGAAGTTAGTTGCGAACGAACATTAGACCTAGACATTAACGAGTCCTACGGAACGGAATCAATAACTCTTTCGCTAAATCCAAATCACTATTCAAAGACCCCATGTTAGGTGAGGCAGTACCAACCTGAGAAGTAACCTGCATCGTCATAGAGTAATCTCCACGCACTTTAAGGAACGCAGTCGTAGCGAGAATTGCGGCCTCTTTCACGGCTGGCGGTAACGCCGAAATAGCAACACCCGATGTGTGAGCAAAAACTAAAGTGCCATCAATAGGAACAGTTGTAGAACCAAAAGTGTAAGTAGATTTCACAGTAAAAGTTTCAGTAGCCAAGCCATCAAAAATTGTTAAACGAGAACCTGCAACAATACCTGTACCATCCGCAACGGTGATGCTAGTTGCGCCAGCCGATGAAGTCGCACCTAGAGTCGTATTCGCATAACCCGAAACATAATTGTATTGAATGTATACCGTGCTACGCGGTGAAGTGTTAGACCCAAATTGAAGTTGCCCAGCCGATGAAGTTAATGCACCCGTAGCCGATGGGAAAATAATTGACTGCTCCTCAACCCACGCCTGAGAGCAATCATTGTAAGCGGTCAGGCTATTAGGAACAGAACCGTAAGACATGGCCGTAACAGCAACAATCGGAAAATACTTAGGATGAACTTTTAGATAACCCTCAAGACCAACGCGAACACGCTGTTGCTCAGTTTCAACCGTAGCCGCCAAAACCTGATTACAATGCGTATCAATCCAAGACGAAGCCCGTGCAATGTTATTTGCTAACTCTGCATCCTGAGCCGCTGGGTCAGACGAATCAACAACAAGATTGTTGTAATCAATCGCAGTCGGAGCGGCCTTGTATTCAGCAACCGTCAAATACGGGGTACTAAAAAGTTTACTTGTATTGCCATAAGCGTTAGCCATTACTCTGCATCCTTACAATCGCAATCATCACAGTTACAATCATCCGTGATAACTTTTGTTTCATCCGCCGAAACAACTTTGTTATTCGTTCCACAACGGCTACACATCGCGAAGAATCCGTTAAAGCCACAACCGCTACAAAGGTAGCCAACTCCAGAATCAGCAACACCCATGAGAGAAGCCTCAGCAAACCCAGCCTGTAACAATGCTTTAGCCGCCATCTTGGAATCAGTTGTAAAGAATCCATCTTTACCTCTCTTGAGAGTGTTGCTTGCCCCTGTTCGTGTGCCTGTGATATCAACTTGAGCAACACCATTAGAACCAAAATACTTAGCCATAAAATTTACCTCCCTATTTATGAGAGTGCGCCCCCACCCCGATAAGTGGGATGAGGGCGCAACCCTACATGATTTACTTAGACGGCTTTGATGCCCTGTAGTAGACCGTTGAACTGTGGTGCTGAACCAACAAGAGTTTCATTGAAGTAAACAGAGTTGCTGTAATTGAAATCAATTACAGGCCATTCAACTGCCATGAAATCTTGAACTGTGTGAACAGCCCATACTTCACTCACATTGCTATCTGGGATAGGTAGTGTGTATGAAAGTACGGCAGAGTTACCCTGTGGCATCCACGGATGAACAGTAAGAGCAACAGGCTTGCCAGTAATTTCGTTGTGTAGACCAGTAACAACATCGCCAGCAATAACTCCACTAGCCTCATCCTGAGAGATGTTTAGACGGTAAGCACCGACTGTTCCACTTCCCTTGATTGCATCAGAGAGTTGCTTGCGGTCTGAACCGTTGATAAGAATCTCATCTGGGTCAGCCTTAACACTTGTGTAAAGACTTGCAAATAGATTCTGGTATTCCGCGCCAGCGTTAGTTGTGCTGAACGCGCTGTTGATACGGCTAACCTGACCTGATGGCTGACCTGACGCACCGATAATCTGTGCGAAGATACCATCGTAACCTGTTGCGTATGCAGAGGTATCAGAGGCAACAGTTGTAGCCGCCGCACCTGTGGTTGAGTAGTCAGCCGCGCCACCGAATACGAAAGTGTTGTATCCTGTACGACCCTGATAGTAAAGAGAGGCGTTAGCGTTTACTGTACCAGCAAAGATTTCGTAACCTAGTGCGCCAGCAACATCGTTGATAACAACATCTACAACTTGACCAGCGGTAACAACAATGCCAGAGGTAGCAGACGAAACAGCCGATGCACCAAACTGACCAGCATCAGCCGCAGTCTTGAAGTAGTAAGTACCAGCGGTCAAACCAACTTCGCCAGCAACCTTAGTACGAGCAGTTGCGGATGCGATTGTTGGAGCGGTGATTGCACCAATCATACCTGTATCAGTACCACGGCTCATTAGCAACGCCTTTTCTTCAAACAGCATCGCCGCGTAAAGAGTAGTTGTCTGTGCTAACTGACGGATATCTTGGTAGCCCTGACCCTCAAACTGTGCCGAGAACGGAACATTGTCAGATAGTGAGAACTGCTTGTAGTTGAACTGACGGTCATAACCTGCGTAACCGATTTTCTTACCACGGTTGAAAGTGCTTGCACCAAAAGTTTCGCTAGATGAGTCGGTGATACCAGCCCATGTATCTAGTACGCCAGTTTCAGAACCTGAGATTGCGTTGATAACTTTCTGACGATGTGAAGTACCAAAACCACTCTTACGAGCAAGTTTGTTACGAAGTGGAGTCATCTTAGGGAAGATGAGTTTTGCAGGTGCGGCCAAATCAAACGCAACAAGACCAGTACCAATCGGGCTACCGTTAGATAGACCAGAGTTGTTAGGTACGGTGATATCTTTTTGAATCATCTGTTGTGTTTCAAGAGCAGAGTTAAGAGAACTCAAAACATCTGCACTCATTGACTTGGTTAGGCTTTCGTCAGCAAGGATGCCAGCGATTGCCGCGGATGGTGAAGTAGGTGCGCTTGGAGCGATACCCATTAGGTTGGCGGCACTCTTAGGTGCTGAGTTGGCTTTGTTCAGAGCAGTAGTAAATTCTTCATGCTGAACAGCCGCCTCTTTCGCCGTTAGACCTGCGTACAAGTCTGATACGGGTGGCAATGTAGCCATAGTAATTTAACCTCTTTCGGGGGCTAGTTAGTTGGATTTGGTTTCTAACTCGCGAGCCATTTCTATATAGCCGCGAGCCAATGTACGGTCATTAGTTGCATTAGCCTTAGCGCGGAAATTCGCGGCCTTAACTAAATTCTCATCAACCGTACTTGTGCTACCCACCGCGCCCATGCGCTTTACACTTGATGGTGCGGCAAGAGCCTTAACCTGTTCCAACTCTGATTCCAACGCCTCAATGCGTTCGGCCTCAATGGACTTTGTTACGGTATCCTCGCCAACCTCGGTAGGGGTTAGTAGCGTTTTCACAATGTCAGCAACAATCTGTTGCACATCGGAAACTGTTAGAGCCTTTTCTTCAACCTCAACGGTTTCATCTGCCGACTCAATAGCAGGTTCATCAGTTACCTCAACAGCAACTTCAGCGACAACATCAGCCTCATCGGATTTGATTTCAGTATCCGAGTAGCCTCCCTCAGCGCATTTACATTCTTTCATTTCTTTATCGCACTTGTCGCACATTTCAACAGAATCATCTTTGACTGTTTCAGGCTCAGTAGACATTTCAACCATCTCATCAATCTCTGCCAATGGTTCAGTTTCACCCTCAGCGGCTTCGCCCTCATGCCATTCAAGTAATGCATGAACAGCGTTAAGCAAACAAGCGATTGAATAGATTTCATCTGAACCCTCAGCCATCTCGCCAGCCTCAACCTGAATCAAAGTAGCGAGCGCGGTACGAGCAGTATCAAACGCGGCTTGGTCAAACTTATTCAAATCGCCAACAAAAGATTTAGCAGATTCAATGATTGATGTTGCGGTGATTTCTTTCACAGTTACGCCCTCAGTTTCAATAGATGTTTCAATTACGGTTTCCAATTCGGCCAATTCCTCAACCTGCACCAATTCACTATTAATTGTTTTAGCCATAGTTAAGGTACACGCTGGGTTAGCAGGTCGGTCTACAAGACTGATTTCAACAATCTGACCATCAACGATACGACCACCAAGAGCCTTGTTATCTTTCGCGATGCGTGGCTTACGAATACCGATAGAGAATCCTTTGAGAACGCCAGCCTTAACTTTTGCAACTGAACCTGCATCAACAACATGAGCGGTAATAAAGTGTTCGCTACCCTCAGCCTTGTATTCGGTTGCTACGCCAGCGGCTACGCTTGAGTGCTGTTCACGAATGTTGCCGTACTTAAACCATTCAGGCATTGCACTAGCAAGCCAAGTAGGGTCACATACTTGCTCGTCAGAATCTAAAGTATCGTCAGTTGCTTTACCGTGGACTAATAAAGAGCCATCAGGTTGCTCATCCATTTTTAGGATTGCGGCATACACGGCAGTATCAGTATTAACTTTTGACATCTTTTCCTCATCTTGTAGTTGGTTGCGGATTTTACTAGACCAAGAGAATCCAGCATCACCGCCCCATGCACTCCAAGCAACTCGGCCAGCGGATGGGAAACCATCTTCGCCAGCGTTAAAGCCTAAAGCCTTTTTATCAACTTCGTGCCGTGCGAAGAATGAATACATCCTCTTAACGGTTTCTGCCGATAGTACGCGCCCTGCGGCTAAGTCGCTTGCGCGTTTGCGACCTGTATCTGTGAACCCCTGACCAGCCTTACCGTCAGCAATCCATTTCAACGCTCGCTTGGCTTCCTCTATCATCCCTTGTGTGGGTTTATAGGTTTCAGCCATAGGTTATATTTTCGCAAACATTAGGTTGGTTTGTCTACGAGGTTATTTAACTTTCAAACTTGTTTTATCAATCGCAATGCTGGCATCTTTCAAACAGTCACCGTATGATTTGTGGTCTTGTGTTTTGCAACCTGAACGGCAGTTAGGATTTGATTTCATTACGCACCCCACGCGCCAGCAACAACAGGATACGAGTTACCGATAGGCGTTAGGCGAATCCATGAACCTGCGTTGGCACTTGGCTGGGTAGAAGTTGGCGCGGCTGATTGTGCAAAAGTTGGTGTAATTGTTCCACCTGTTGTTGCGTTGCTTTGGAATGTTCCTTTGAAACGAATAAGACCAGTAGCGGCTGTTGTACCTGCACCACCTATTACAAGTGATGTAGCGTTAGTAATATACGAGCCTGTTAATGTTGCGGCTGTTGCGTTGAAACTTGTAAAGAACGCATCCCACCACAAATTCTGTTGAGCGTTACTAAAAGTAAATCCAAGAGTCCAAGAACCTGACGCGCTAGATGCCTGTTTTGAAATTGATAAAAAACCTTCAAACAAATAAGTTGTGTTAGGTAGTAAAGATAATCTTGCTGTTGCGCTAGGAAACACAGGATACAAAGTTGTGCCTGTTGTGCTAGTTGTTGCGCTAGTCAATACTTGTGTAGCACCAATGCCATTAGATAAATAGGCTGTGTTGTTCCACAATGCGCCAGTACCAATTTTGATTGCATTAGTGTCAGACTCGTAACCTAATTCACCATCGGCCAATGTTGGGTTAGTGGAAGTCCACAAACTTGCAATACTTCTGCGTAATTGGATAAGTGTTTCTCTAGCCATTTAATTTACCCCCCATTAGACGAATGACAATCTTGCCCAATAAATAGCGGATGCCGCCGTACCCATAGTAAGTGTTCCAGCAACACCGCCATTAATGTCTGTTTGTGCTGTTAATGATGTACCAAGTTTCGGATTCAAAAAACTAATTGCCGCAATTTGAGATGGCGCATAACCTAAAAATTGCGGAAGAACCGTAACTGTACCATTTGAATACCAGAAAAATAAAACAGCATAAGTTGTACCAGCATTTAATGTGACGCTAGTATCTAGCGTTGCTGTTACCGCGCCAGTAGCCGTACCGTGAGTAGTGCTTTGAGGTGTAAAAGAAATAATGTTGTAAGTGGTATTTCCGTCATATGTTGCAAGGGCAAAACGACCAAATTCTGTTGTTGAGGCTGTTGATGTTTTGGCTGTTGTGCAATAGGCCGTGACTGTATTTACAGTAGTGGTGACTGTTGGTGTAAAACTTGTTGCACGAATAACACCGTTAGTATGTGCGGCAACACCCTGAGCATATAGCCTCGGATAAATATCTAAACCGACAGTTGGTTGAAAATCATTTTTATTGTTATCGGCAATACCTAAAGCGGCAAGGTTTGCCCTAGCCCCTGATGCATTGTTAGAACCCGTACCACCATTAGCAACCGCAAGTTGTCCTGTAATAATTTGTGACGCATCACCATAAGCCGTGCCACCTGTTGCGCCCGTAGCACCTAAAACAACAGATACCCAACTTGAGCCGTTCCAATATTTTAATTGGGTCATGCTGTGCCTCCATTGATAGCGGTGATAGTTGGTGATGTAGTTGTATCAGCCCACAATACACCCGTGTTAGACGGGGAGGATGCTCCGATTGCTACACCCGTTGGGATAGTAAAATTGAAAACTGCCGCACTTGTAGAACCATCATTAACAACATTCGCGGAAGTGTAACCATCAACAGTTGTAGTAGTGCCAGCGGTTGCGGTAGCCGCTGTACCAGTATCGCCAGTATCGCCTTTAGATGCTGTTAAAGTCCAATGACTTGAATCGCTAGATGGAACAGTAGTACCCGATACGGCCAAGATACAAACATAAGTTGAACCGTTGTAAGTAACAACATCGTAAGCCGCATAACTTGTACCTGATACCCATGCGTTGCGATATGTGAATCCCTGACCTGTTGCACCTGTGTTACCGCGAGGGATAGTGAAATCAAAAACTGCCGCCGATGAAGTACCGCTATTGACAACAGTTGCGCTTGTACCTGCCGCACCCGTAGTAGTTGAACCTGCCGTTGCAGTTGCCGCCGTACCTGTATCGCCTTTATCACCTTTAGGGATACCAAACGCGAGTTGAGCATTAGTAGTCGTGCCATTGTTTACAACTGTTGCTGACGAACCTGCCGCAAGAGTAGTAGCCGAAACAGAATTGATTTGCCCTGCACTACCAGTCGCACCCTGAATACCTTGATTAGTTGTAGTGACAGTAACAGGCGATTCGGTAACAGTTATGGCAACAGGTGAAGTAGTTGCATTAACATTAACAACAGTTGGAGTTACAGTAATCTCGCCAGCCATGTTATACCGTCACTTGTGGCGTAACCGTGAACGAACCCTGAATCAAACGGTCTATCTTTCCTGCACCTGAAGTTATTTCTAAATCGTAAACCCAGCGACCCAACGGCATTGCATTAGTTTGAGTGTTAGTAAAAGTAATAGAGAACGAACCGTTACCTAAAGTGATACCTGAGCCGTTAGTTAAAGTCACAAAAGCGGTAGATGCACCGTACTGAGTACGAGCCTGTAACTTGGCCGTGTAAGTTGTTAGGTCGTAACCTGCAATAGTGAACGGTAAAGTTTGGTCTGTGCCTTGTGGAATTGTTATGTTATAGATTCCTGTTTGCACTTAAACTCCAGAATACAAAACCGAGATAGCACCTGCGGAAGTTTGAGCCGCGCTGATTGCGTAAACCATATCGCCAGCATTTAGCCATAGTTGATAGGTTGAACCTGCGGTAATAATGTGGCCTTGTGTCGCACCTGATGTTGTGATGCTTGAGTCACCTACATAGATTGATGCGCTGTGATTGTTTTGAATAGAAACAGCAACAGACTTCATTGCAGGTTGCACCGTGAATAGTCTGGTAGCAGTTGTATTAACTTGCAGGTTTAAGTGAACGAGTGCCATTTATACTCCTAGATTGTTATGGTCTATTTTCGCACAAGTGTTACAAGTTTATCTATTCGGTTACTGAACCGATAGGGGAAACATCGCAAACACAATTCGGATGTGCTGGCGGATACTCGTCACCCGTTGAGAAAGTATCACCAATGTTTACAATCTCGCCATCGTTCTCAGCACACACATCGCAAGGGTCAGCCGTAATCCATTGCATCTGCTCAACACCGTTCTCGCGATAGTTTGAAACATTTGAATCGCAGATAGCGCGAGCAGTTTCAGTCCGAGCAATGACCATCGCCCGTGCAGAATCATCAATGACATTCAAAAGATTGTTAGCAGTTTGTTCAGCACCTAAACCCTGTGACAATGATGCGGCTAACTGTGTACCCATCTGGTCTAATGTTGTGCCTTTGATTCCGTCAATCGTTACCTTTGATTTGTCTAACAAAGATTGTAATCCTTTAGGTGGGTCTACGAGTGCGGCGGCGGCTTCGTTACCTGCGTTCCATCCAGCCCACGGGTCAGCGACACTACCGCCTAACTGTTGCTCACTATCCGTATTACCGAAAGCCCAACCGCTACCGTAAACCTCTTTGAGTGCATCCTCTAACGCATTGGTTTCAAGATTGAAATTCACATCAAGCCATGAGCGAGCAGAATCCGATGCAGGTGATTTTGCGGCCAACTCTGTTGCTTTATGTTCAACCCATTTACGGGCAACCGTATTAACATCAATGGTTCGTTTCAGCCCTGCAAGGATTAACAAAGTATTCTCGGTGATGAGTTTTTGTTTAGCCCTCTCTCTAGGGCTTACGCTTTTTTTAGGACACCATCCGCAAGGGCTTTAACTAAATCTGTGTCACCGTTTTTGTATGCACGGTTTAAGGCTGATGCGTTGATTGAATCAAGAGTGACGAATTCAAACTCGCGCTCTTGTGATTTCTTAGCCCACTTTAGAAACGCTTTAACCTCGGCCTGTTCGTTACCAATCTCACTCGGAGGTTTGATTAGTGGGTCTGCAACATTCTCATCAGTCACATCATCTAACGGCTCAACAGGATTCGTTGCTGTGTCCGCTGGGGTAGCCGTGTTAGTACCAACAGCAATGATTCCCTCTGGCGAAATAAAGAAAGTATTTGCACCTGCCTGAATCATAGGCATATCTGCATACTCAGAATCAACAAGCGGTAAACCTAATTCGGCTTTAGCCTCATTGATTGTGCGCTGACCTGATTTGATTTCAGTATCGCGGCGTGATGCACCCTCACCTGTATCTGTTTCGTTACCTGTCTGGAATTTGAAAACTAACTCGCGAGGCATACCCAAAAACTTGTAACTGATATCTGATAGTTGTTGCTCTAACCATTTCACTAACGGCTCTGCACCGATGCGTGATGCGGCCTCAGCCTCACCGTCTTGATGCCCTGATGCACCGAGTCCACCCTTGCTACTGAATCCAATCTCAGTAGGTAGCACTCCGAAGTGTCCTGTGATTGAGGTAATCAAATAGTTGTCTACTGTGTCGTTAAACTTTTCGCTACTGCCGCTGTTGTCTACGGGTTCAAGTCCAGCAGGTAGCAGACGAGCGCGGTGACGCTGTTCAGTTTGTCCAGCCAAATCGTCATTCAGGATTGCTTCGTATGCGCGTAACTGTTCAGGTGTAGCCACGAATGAGCCATCACTCTTTAGCCATACTTGCGGCAATACACCGTCAGTAAATTCGGCGCGTAACCATTGCTGGCGTTTGATGTAAATGTCGGCAACAGGTAATGAGCGTTCAACAGGTGAGTAGCCGTATGGAGTCCAAGTGCGGTGATTGCGCTTTAGGTAAATCAAATCGTCAGCGGTAAAGTTTCCATCTTCACTAGCATCGTCACTTGTTGCTGTGTATTCGCCGCGTGGGAATCCGTACAAGATTTGTTGGTATGCAGGGAATGGTTGCATTGGTCGGTTACCGTATTCATCCAATACAGGTTTGATTGTTGTTGCATCTAAAACTACGAGCGAGTGTAAATCGCCTTTCATGTCTGGCCGTGGATGGATAGCGATTGCATCTAGGACAAGTAAGTCCTCTAGCACCATGTTTACCCAGTCTTTGAATCCGAGTCCGTTGATGCGGTCTGGGGTTTGCCAGAAAGTTCGTAGCCGTGCAATCTCGTCACCGAATTCATCGCGAGCATCTTGCATTGCGCGTACATGATTCTTGTCTGAGCCTTTAGAAAATAGTTCTGATGCTGAGTCTGAGAAAGTTACATCCCAATCCATGCCAGCAACTTTAGATTTCAACACTTCAACACATCGGCGCAAGATATCAATCTGGTCAGCGGCTAGGCGTAAAACTTTCCACGGCACTAACCGTTGCTCGGTAACAAACACATTCCAAGCAACAGGGTATTCAAACTTGCGAGGGTCTGGCCGACCATCTTCACCAACATTGTTGATAGCCGCTGGGATGAGTGGGTTACCTGAACCGAATGGAGTTGATGCATAGAACGGATTGCGTTGCATCGCCTCAAACGAACCTGTTTGATAAGCGTTGCTGACAATCTCACGCAACTGCTCTTGTGTAAAGGTTGTTGTCACCGCGCCTTGTGGTAACGATGGTGACTTGTTGATGTTGCGTAGACGGTCAAAGATGGCCACTTATACTCCTAGTATGTGCGAGGGTTCATCACTCTCGGTTAGTGATGTTCCGCAACCGCTACACGCGCTATAACTTTTCGGCATTGGTAGATAACAATTCTGACAGAACACAGCAAGGTTATTCAAGTACCCTTGCAAGTTGCTTCCCTCTAGTAGGTCGGTCAATGCCCATACGAGCGCATCCAAACGGTCAGGTGACTTAGGGTCTTCGGGAGTCCAGATACACATTTGGGTTTCTAGTTTTTCTAATTCGCCTACATGATGTACGCGGCCTTGTTCGTAGAATGATGCGATTGGTTCAGCGCGTAGGGCTTTACCTCTTGTTGCTCTAACTGTTTTCACATTGATTGATGAATCTATTTGTTTGATTAGTGTGGGTATCATATCGCCGCCGTTGTTTACTTCAGCCACGATTGCATCTGCACGATGTTCACGGTATGCGTCTATTGCTCGTTGCGCCCATTGCATTGGTGAGGCTTTAGTTGTGTAGTCCGCTATCACATACGCTTCACCTGTTTGATTCTTTCCTGCTACTACGATTCCTGTTTCATCTGAATCGGCTGTGTTGGTTACGGCTGGGTCAATGGCTACTACGACTCGTTGTAGGCCGTGTGGTGCGTTGGCTACACGATGCTCATCAATGTTTGATTGTTTGAATAGTGCGCCCTCAATGTCCTCTAGCAGTTCACCGTACAATTCTTGTTTACCGAGTCGTGTGTTTGCGTATCGTGCTTGTAGTTCTGCGAGCGCGGCAGGTGCGAGGTTGGCGGCGTTCTCAAAGGTTGAGCCGCGTACAACTGTGACTGTTCCATCAACGCGCTGTAACAGATTCCTGATTAGGGGTTTCGGTCTAGGTGTGGTTGTAATGATTGTTTGTGGGTGCGCTCCGAGGCGTAAACCGAATTGCAGTTGGTCATAGGCATCGGGGTATTGGAACGCCGCTAACTCGTCTATCCATGCTCCGTGAAACTGTTGGCCGCGGAGTCGGTCTGGTACATCGCCTGAGAATAGTTTGATGCGTGAGCCGTTGGCTAAAACGATTTCACCGATACTACGATTCCATCCGTTAGGTTCACGCAACGCACCGTACTCTCGTAAAACTTTGAGCAGACCTGAGTCACCCTCAACACAAGTATCGCGAGCGTCAGCGAATGTAGGGGTCAGGATTGCGTAACGAGTTTTGGGATGGTGGATTGCTTGCCACGCTAACCACTCTGCACCTGTACGAGTTTTGCCCCAGCCACGACCCGACAGGATTAACCAAATATTCCAGTTACCCTCAGGCTCAATCTGATTCGTTCTCGCTTGTTGTGTCAGCCATCTCGCTCGTCTTGCTATTGCCTGTTTCCAGTAATGCGATAAGCCGTTGGAGTTCTCTATCAACTTCTGTTCCCCCGTCATAGTTCGTTACTTCAACCTCTTGTTTGATTGGTGCATCTAGTCCGAGATACTTGGCTCGCCTGTCCATAATCTTTAACCCTTTGTCTATGGCGGTAGGGTCACCCTCTTCAATCTTAGGCCACAGGTAACTCAGGAATCTGTCTAAGCGTTCTAGTTCTAGTGTGCGTACCTCATCAGCGATTGGTTGCATGGTTCGTTTGATGGCGTTATCAAAAGCGGTCTTGGCCGCGGATGGTGAGGCGTATCCTGTTTCGTCTGCGATGCGTTGCCATGTCCAGCCTTGCGCTCGTAGTTCCATAACCTTTTGTTCACGGCGTAGCATTTCTACTTTGTTGGCTCGTGTTGGTTTCCCTTGTGGGAGTTTACTATTGGTCATGGTTGCTATTTTAGCGTAGTTGGTTGTCGTTTGTTTTGGGCAAGGGAACAGCCCCCACCGTTTCTGATGAGGGCTGTTTGTTTTGTTGTTGGATGGTTACGCACCTGCCTCTTTTGCTTGCCTGAGTTCGGCCATTGCATAGATGTTCATTTGGATAAACCATTTAGATTTATTTGAATCAAAATTGAAAATCCAAGTGCCTGAACCGTAATCGTAATTTAGGTTTTCCGCGGCGTTGATTGCTGATTGACGAGTCTTGAAGTAAATCTTTTTGTCTGTGCCTTTAAGTGATGTTGTGTTCATGGTTACGCACCTTTTTCCTTTTCTGTTTTTAGTTCAGCCAAAGCCTCGGCCAAAGCCTTATCAAATTCTGCACGGTCTTTAGCAATCTTTTCGTTCACCTGAGCGCGACCAATTTTGGATAGAGCGCGAAATTCTTTTTCGGTGATTTCCTGAGCGGCTAACACTATGCGGTATTTTTCTTTCGCGATTGTTTCTTCAACAAACTCGGTGTATGACCATGAGGCGTTACTTGCTGTAACTGTGATGCCCTCTTGTAGTGAGCGTGTTTTTGGGAACACTACTGAGTAGCGGCCATTGCTTGAGCGTAGGTAGGTTACGCCTTTGAATTCTGCTTTGTAAAAGTATTTGCTCATTTTGTTTTGTCCTGTTCCTGTTCTCGTTGTTATTTACTTCGCGGCCTTGCGCCATACACGAACCTGTGTAGTTTCTTTAACGCCGCCCCATGTCTTAGTGATTTCAATTTTCTTGGTTTCAAATCCTGCCTCAATCAAACTGTAAATCATGTTCTCGCGAGTTTGCATGAATCTTAAAACTGATTCCTCGTTCATCTTGCCTATTGTTCCGTATGTCATGTAACCAACTGTGAACCATCCACCATCAACGCTAGTGATTGGGTTTACTGTGTAGCCGCTACGGTCATAAGAATTTTTGCCAATGACTGAACCTAGTGTGCGCTTTACAGCGTTACGGAATTTGATTTCATTTAGGTATTCGGTTGTTGTTACTTCGGTTGTTGCGTTCATTTTGTTTTTCCTTTTCTGTTCTGCCCTCTCTGGGCTTGTGGTTCTAGTATACGCATAGTTTGAATCTTGATGCAACTTATTTCACAACTATTTTTTTCCCTTTGTTTTCAAGGGTTTTCGGCGCGTTTTCGGCGTGTCTTAGGTTTGCAATCTTTGTGCAATTCAAAGAATCCAGCACCGCTCAGGTCTGGCCGTGTGTAGCCTTTACTGTTGCAATAGTTACAAGTGCGTTCAATCATTTCTGATTGTGTGCAATGCCAAAAGATTTTCTCAACTGTAAATTGTTGGTCGTGTGATTGGTTTGAAATCTGCATACGCTCTAATCAGTTTTGTGTTGTGTTCATCCCGTAAATGTTTCATGAGTGCATTCCATTCGTTTTGATGCTGGCAATGTAAACACTCATACCAGTTAATCACGATTGACCCAGACGATTAACGCTATGAATGATGCGAGCGAGAAAACAAAAGTTGGTTTCATTCTGATAGGCCGCATTGAATTTTCTTTTTGATTGCGTTAGCGATGATGTGTGCCGTTGCTTGCGCTGTTGGTTGCTCATTAAGTCGGTCTGCATACTCGTCTAATGCTTTAACGATTGATTCCAACTGTTCGTATGTTGGGTGGTTCGTTGATGTTTTTGTTGTTGAAATGTATTCGCTCATCATGCTCCTTAGGGTTGAGTAGGGCTAACGGAACGGACAGAAAACATTAGCCCTACTCGGATTGAGTGAGATTGTTAGAAAGGAATAAGAACAACCTCACTCAAGATTAGTGTTCGCTCAAATACTGTTGAACGATTGTTACAGGGATACGGCCACGGCTGGGGATTGCGATTCCGTTTTCGTTAGCCCATGTGCGGAATGTTGGTACATCTATTCCGTTTGCTTTCAAACTTGTGTTATCTGTGTATGTGCGTTTCTTTGATTCCTCATACTCAGGTTGGAAGTCTGCACGACCAAAAGAGTTATCTACGGTTAAAGGGATTACATTGTTTTCCATCAGTCTTGCTCCTGTTTCATTTGGACTATTTTTGCGGCTCTACGGATTCCAGCGACCTGCGAGAATTCGTCACCCGATTCTATGAGTGCATCGGCGAAAGCGTTTAACTCATCGGCAATGTGATTGCTAAGAGTGTTGGCTACAATCGTTGATAAGTATGCGTTGCTAACAATTTTGTTTACAATTTCTGCACGGGTTACCACGGTACATCCTCTTTTGTTTTCTTCTCAGTTGGGATTAGACCTACATAGTCTGCATCAATCTCTAGAGCGGTTTTAGTTGCGCCCTCTTTTGTTGTGTAGGTTGTGTACGCAAATTTGCCAGCAACCGTTACGAGGTCACCTTTAACGAATTCGTTTACCGCGGCCTCAGCGTTACGCCATAGCGATACGCGAAACCAGATTGTGTCTTTATCAATCCACTTGTCACCGTCTTTTGTTGTTGGTGTGACGGCCACGGATAGGTTCGCTACTGCTCTGCCTGTCTGTGTGAAATTGATTTCGGGGTCATTACCTAAACGACCTGTGAATGTTACGGTTGGTTCTCCAGCCATGTTAATTGCTCCTTGTAGTTTGTTTTCGTTCCATCGTGATTCAAACCTACAATCAAACCCTCATCCGTGCAAATCAATACATCGGCTGGGTTTTGCCAGTTGTGTACCATCCAGCCTGTTTTGTATGACATGGCAGGATTTAGGTGGATAGATTTTGTGCCTAGATTGTGGCAGTTGTGGCATAGGGCTACAAGGTTTGTTATCTCGTCTTGGCCGCCTTGTGAGCGTAGTTTTCGGTGATGTGCGGCGAACGCTTTTTGATTCAAACCTGTTCCACATTTTTCGCAGTAGCCCTCTGACCTCCACCATAATTGCAACCGTAATTCTTTATTCATCCTTGCTCCACGAGTTTTGACACTCGCGATTTACGCAAAAAAAATCATTGCTGTATTGCATGACGGAATGTTGTGAACACTCAGGACACTTTCGCTTAGCGTTGTGTTTAGGTAGCACGGCTGGGGCTGTTCGTATCAAAATTGATTCATGCCAGTCGGCTAAATCCCATAACATTTGTGTAGCGATTTCCTCTTGCAGTAAAAGAAACCTGCCGATGTTATCTGCGAACCAATCTAACCGTAACTCAATGATTGGATTAGCCCCGTAGGGATGGTCTACGGCGTGATTAGGGGCATCCTCTTTTAGCACTAAAGCCATGTGGTCGGTTGTGACTACGAGCCAATTTTCAAACTCTTGGCAAAAGTTAATCATGTCTAACAGGATTGGATATTTGCGTACATCACGATTGTTACTTGAGGATTCAATTAAGTTCCAGAGTCGCGGATAGTGAGCGGCACACTCGCTAGTTAGCAGTCGTGGAGTTATCGCCATAACCTGCCTCATTCAAAAGTTGTACCAGCACGGATAGCGGTAGCATCCCTATCCATTGTTCCACGCTTGCTTCACCTTGTCCGTTGAGTCTTAGTACGGCCAGTCCGAGCGTTCCATCTTTACTACGAGCCGCGAGTTGTTTGATTGTTCCTGATGGGTCAAAGTTTGTTCGCGCTTTGATTTCCCAATCTAGACACGGCGTACCTGTAATGTCTGAGCCTTGCCGACCTGCACCTGTTGATTCGGCGTAAGGGAATCCGTGGGCTTTGAGGTAGTCGGCTACGATTCGTTGGCTGGCGTAGCCACGATGCTTACGATGCTGACTCATCAGTATCCTCATAGTCCACAAAACATCCGCATCCACCTAAATCAAAATCGTCAATCAGGCTAGGTTGCTCTGTCAATTCTTTACGCAACTGAACAAGTGTCAAAGGTTTTTTCTCACCATTAATTGTCCTGCGTAAAATTGCTACATCTCTGCCTAGCAGGTCGCGCATTTTTTGTTCCTGTTTTTCCCACTCCGCGTACCGCTCTGGCATAAGCGCAAGTAGTTTTTTGAATTGGCCTTGTCCAGCACGAACACATCCACCGCCACAGTTGTTATGAGGGAATCCCAATCCGTACAGCCGTGGCGATTCTAATCCCTCAGACTTAGCCCAATCAATTAGTTGTTGCTTGCTCAGATACGGAGGCTCGGTTAGTGGGGCTTGCGCTTGGTACGGCAAATAGTTACGAACGATTGATGGCATCCGATGAGTTTCTGTCCAATCAATTCCGACATAAACGATTGTTTCGGCTGGGTCACAGTTCGCATCTAGCCATTCGCGAGCAGGTTTTTGTTTCAACTCATGCGAGCATGAGGCAATGCGTGAGTTACCTAAAAACTTTTTCTGTTTGAATACATCCCAGATATCTTTCCCTGTATTCAAATAAATGTAAGTGCCACCAATGTTAGCAACAGCATCATTTATAAATCGGTAAGTATCCTCATCCTCGCCGACATGAGGGGATTCGTTGTTGCCTTTAACATCCGTAAACAGCAAATAAAGATTCTCAGTTCCATGCTTTTCAGCCACTCGTTTAGCCGCCGCCCATGAGCCAATCCCACCGCTGAACATCACTACATGATTACTCATCGTCTAAGTCCTCAGACTCAACTACGACATAGTTTAGGATTCCGAGCCGCCTCCATGCTGGCATCCCATAGGTGCGGTTTTCCTCTAGCCATACTGAACCATCAGAATCAACCCACTCAGTTAAAAGAATCCAAGATGTGCAAACGCCGCCCTCGGTTCGTGCGCTGGGGCTTTCATCAATGATTTGTTGTATCTGGTCGCTGAGTGACATGGCATCAGTCTAATACCAGCGGATGTTGTTTGACCAAAACAAAAGGCCAACACTCCCCAAGAGTATTGACCTAGTGTTTGTTATTCAGTTATTTGTTTCCTCGCCGCACTTCCCAACACGGCAGTTTTATTTTATATCAATAGACCCGACAATCACAAAACAAGTTATTGCAATCATCTCAACAATGAATTTGAATTTTAGGCCACGCGCTGTCCACGGCAACTGTTCCCATTTACTAAACATCTTCGCTCTCTCTTTCTACTGCTCCGCATTGTGAGCAGGTTGTTTCGTTCTCATCTTCAATCCATTCGTGACGGCCATAACAATCCATTTAGAAACCTACTGTCTGTAAGCGAGCAACATATTCTTTAGCGGTCTTAATGCTTTTGAAAATGTGTATATCGTTTAGCACAACAACCCAGCCCTCACCGATAACATCAACGCGACTGATAACAAATCCGCGGCCATTGACTTCCGCTGTGTGACTAACAATGTTTGTTTCTGAATCGCGTGATGCGCTCCACTTGATGTTGCTAATCATTACGCACCTACCTTTGCGTTGTAGTTCATTGCGTACAAAGCGTAGGTTGCAAGTGCGCGTTGCTTAACTTCAACTACCTTGCCGAAACGATGTGCCGAGATACGAGTGTGGCAACGCTTGGTGTAAGTATCTAGATTGACTGCAATGAAGTATGTATCAAATGAGTCGTACCATGCTGTGTGATTTGAGTTAGAAACAAATACCCAGTAGCGGTCATTAGTGTCTTGTTCTACTTTGATTTCCCAGCCCTTTGATTCAAACTGAGCAACGATTTCTTTAGCGGTTGTGATGTTCATTTTCTTGCCTTTCTGTTCGGGTCACCCTGACCCACATCTCTAGTATAGACACAGTTTGAATTGAGATACAACTTATTTCGCAATTATTTTTTTAGGCAAAATTTCCCTTTAACCGCAAGGCTTTTCGGTACGACACTTACCAGCGCACTTAACTTCCGTAACTATGTATGTCTAAATTTATACACACACAAGAGCAACCTGACCCAGCCCTGACCGCGAACCCAGCACACAGGATTGACTAAAAAAAGTTGAGGATGAAATCCGATTGCGTCATATCCTTACAAAGTTTTTTCTATCATCGCTCAGGCAATCCGTATTGAACAACACCCATAAGGCTCACATTGAAATTCGTACTAAGCCCGAATCGTTGTGATGGCTACCCGACAGACATTCGGGCAAGACTACCTAACGCCTCTAAAGCGTGGCTCAGGTCGGTCAGACCGTGGCACAAGTTTTACAACATCGTGTGGTTGGACTTGAATCTTAATCAGAGAGAATCGGTTTGAGCAAATCGGTCATAGATATCTTGAATCATTTTCACGGCCTCATCCTCAGTAATTTTTTTTCGCATCAAATCTTTCATCACCTGAGCGCGTTCCTGACGCAACTCATCAGGCAACTTAGGTGCTTTAGGTTCAGGAACAAACTTAGGCGTAGTGTTTGTTTTAGGTGGCCGATGCAAACTCAAACCATGTAACCGCTTCACCGCCGCACCAACAGGGTTATCCGTATTACGAACGCCAGCCGCAACAGCATGAGCCAACTGTTTCGGATTCCAACCATAGTGAAAACTATTCGCTAAAAAGATATCAATCGTTCGCGTGATTGAATCTGGCCGCATCTCTGGCGGTAAACTTTCTATGTATTCTTTTATGAATCCATCGCGTTGCTCTTGCGTTGGTATCATCGTTGCTCCTAAATCAATCCTAAGTCTTTCAAGTGTTCTAACTTTTTCATCTTGCGTTGCTTAAAGTATCTGCGTTCGTTCGCTGTCATGCCGCCCCACATACCAAAAGTTTCATTCTGTAATGCCCACATCAAACAAGCCACGCGCTCAACACATGGCAAACAAATCTCACGCGCTTTTTCTACAACAGCCTTATCAGGTATCTGGCAATCATCGGCGTAAAAAATGTCAGGGTCAATAGTCTTATCGTTACACGAGGCGTTAGGTAAATTCGGTATCGTAAATTTTGGATAGTAGCCAGTCACCTAAACATTGTGACACAACTTAATGTCACTTGATGGTGAGCCTGTTGTAGCCGTTGCCCTGTTTCTTAGGAACGAACCCTAACAACTTCTCAACCTCAGCCTCGTCAATGCTTTGACGGCCAGCAACTTGCGCCCACTTGATTACCGTTCCTGTCGCAGTTGTACCAGTCGTGCCATCCAACTGCTCTTTGATGTAATCCTGTTGCGCTGTCAGTTCCTTAACTTGAGCGGCGATGGTCTTGTAATCCTCAGCGAGCGTAGCAATTTCCATGCTGGCAATCATGTTCGTTGGAGTCGGTTCAACAATGCCATCACACGCACCAAAAAACGGACAATAGTTAGCACAAAACTTTGCATCCTTTTCAGGTGCTGGAGGTTCAAACTGTTGTTTGATTTCGTGGTAACGCTCCACCGCTTCAAGAGCAATCGCCTCATCGTAAGCCCACGACAACTCTGTAATGTCTGACTCGTTACCGTCACGAGCAATCGCAACCAAACCCACACGCTCAATCTTGATGCCGTTCTGATTCGCTAACCAACCGTACAACTGCACCTGCATCAACTGTTGCTTGCTACCAAAATAAGCAAGACTGTTTTTGGTTGTAGTTTTCCAATCCCAAATAGTGTTTGTTTCGGTATCAATCAAATCAATGTGTCCGAGGATATCGCCAACAGCAACTTCAGTTTCAACCTTATACCGTGGGTCAGGCTCAAACACTTCCTCAATCATTGAGTGCAATGCTGTACCCATGATGGCGGCTAGGCGTAGTGTGTCGGGATTCGTTACCTCTGTACCGTTTACCTTGTGCCAGACTCGCGTTGCACATCCGCCAATCTCACTAACACCGACCTGCGTTTGTACGCTCCGTGGCCGTGTCTTATCTTGCTCTGTCAGTTTCGTAATCAATGTTTCTTTGATGCTCATTTTTGTTTCCATGTTTCTAATTGTCCAATGCCGCTCTGACACTTGTTCCAATGCTACGAGCAATATCAATCTGGGTTCGCACCCGTTGAGCATTACCCCTCGCGGCTCTAACTTTTGCTTCAGCCGCGTACACTCTGCGAATCAACGCAGAACATTCAACCGTGGCTAAATCCTCTTTCTCTTGCACCGTAAATTTCAATCCATCTTTACGCATAGCCAACCGAGATTCGGCTAACGCAATTTCACACGCACTCTTAGAATCAAAATACTCTTGTTCGGATTCATTAAGAAACTTTTGAGCCTCATCAATTTCTTTTGACAATTCAACAAGGCGTTTCTCTACCGATGCTGGCGTAACAATCATGCGCCACACCTCGTACAAAATTCATCAACAGGTCGCAGGTATCCGCACTTGATACAAATAACATTGTCGCGTGAAATGGGATGGCTCATAGTTTTTCCAATCGGTCAAGGATAGATGTGCAACAGTAGCATCCACAAATAAGATTTTGTATCGCCTCTACTGATGGTTTTTTTCTACCGTGTGTTTCTGTGTTGCGCCCATTTATGAAATTGGGATGCACATAGATTTTACACCCATCGCGAGAAATTTTTAGCCGTGCAATTTTTTCGGCCTTGTGCAATGTTGAAAGTACGCCAGAGGATTTACCGTGGTGATTCCAGCCAAACAAACCATCCAACTCATGCACAGTTAAACCCTCATCGCCAGCCTCTAGCAATGCGCTCAGAGTTGCTAACTGCCTCCGCTTAGTATCGCCCTTGCGGTCAGAGTCAGTAGCCCTTGTGCGGCTAGTGTCCGACCCTGACCAACCTGAGTTTCCACCGTAAGGCAATACGGTTTCAAATTGTGCGCCCACAATTACACTTCATCTTTTCGTTGCATGATGTATTTGCGAATTGTTGTGCCGTTGTATTCAACATCTAACACATCGCTGTTGTCAGCCCAGATTGTTTTAAGCGCATCCGCATCGGTGGCCAATCCAATTTTTACATAGGCTTCAGCAATCGTTTCTTCGCTTGATGCGGCTGGCACATTAGCAGGAAGTTTCTTGGCTGGCCGTGCAGGTTTCTCAACAGGCTTAGATTCAACCTTGCTTGCTTGTGATTCCCTTGCCCACAAATCTAGGGCTACACCGAAACGCATAGCCGCGTTACGAATCGCGTTACCGATTGCACCCTTAGTCTGGTCAAACCTGTCGCGACCTTGTGGCTCACCGTAGCCGTAACGAGTTACGCCGCACACAGTTAGTTCAATCCATAGTCCGCCATGCTCATCAAACTTAGGCAAGCCATCCGAATCAAACGCGAGCGGCTTCCAAGTCCACTCAGGGTCTACTTCAAGTAGTCGGTCTGTGACCCATGCGTGAGAAACATAATCTAATTGCACTCCACCCGTGGGCAGTTTTTGAATACGCTCTTTTGGAAATGGTTTCCGTAAAGCATCTTGCTGTTGTTGTTCCATTGTTACTCCTGTATCATTGTTGTTATTGCTTCCATTGTTTGTTGCAGTTGGCTGGCCACTCTAGTTGCTCGGAGTGGCCAGCCCTTTCTTATTCAGTTGTACCATTCAGGTCTGACATTTTTTAGATGTAAGCCCTAAAGTTTTCTGAGCGGTCAGGATGTGTTTCCGATTCTGGGAACGCATCTAACACTTGCTCCATCAATTTCCGCATACGCTTTCTAACGCGGTAAGCCTGTTGGTAGCCGTCTGAGTCTGAGCCATCTTCATACATGGCGTTAGTGCAATGCTCTATTTCGCCGAGCAACATTTCAAGTACCATCATTGCGCCATCAATGCCGTTGATAGTTAAAGCATCATGCCTTTGTCTTTCATAACCATTTGATTTTGCGCTCACATAAAATAAATCTGGCGCGTACTCGCCGCGGCTTACCTCAGCGTTGTAAATGTCTACGCAATTTGCAAAGTCATTTGATGTTGCTTTTGTTAGTTTGATTTCGGTCATGATTACGCACCTACTTTTTCTGCAAACTTTTTTGCTTGAGCAAGTGTGCTAAATCTTTTGCCAGCAATCTGATATTCAAAATAATCTTTGCGTGAGCGGCAAGCAGGGTTACGAGGTTTGACAACTTTTTGAATGTAACCAACTTCGCTCTTGTAAGCGAGATTACCAAAACCGTAATCCTCACGAACCCATTTGATGTTGTTCATTTTATACTCCTTTTGTTCGGGTCACTCTGACCTGTTACCCCTAGCATACACACAGTTTGAATTGAGATGCAACTTATTCATGATTAATTTTTTGTACCGCGTGTCGGCCTTTATTTGCAAGGGTTTTCAAGGTTTCTAAAAAAAGTTTTCAAATCAACTTGCATCTTTGTTTGATTCGTGTAGTGTTTGTTTTGTACCAGAGAGGTACGGACAAACGAAAGGCAAGAAAATGAAATACACAATCGAACGCAGTTTCTTTAGCAATGACATCGTTGCTTATGTAACTGAAGTTGATAACAAAGAAATTCGCATTGACCGTTTCAGTAGTCGGAGCGAGCGCGGCATTTCTTTCAACGAAGTTAGTTACTCAGTATTTGTTTCTGACTTAATGACAGAGAGCCGTTCTTTTTCAAAACTGTCTGATGCTAAAAAGTTTGTTGCAGAATTGGTCGGTGCGTAATGGCAAATCGTCACAACGGAGCGAACGGCGGCCACCGCTACACACGCGCAGGTTTAACTCACAAACAACTAAATATGTTGCGCGAAATAAACGCAGGTTGGGTTATTGAAAAAGGTATGCCATGCGCGAATCTTGCAACAGCAAAAAGTTTGTTTGCTCGCGGCTTGGTTCAACTTGAAATCACAGACACAAATTGGATTTGCAAAAAGGTAGATGCGTAATGAAAACATACACATCAAAAGCAACCGCACAACGAGCGGCCAACAGAGAAAACGATAAAGATACAGAGGCACTATGGGTAATCGGCAACGAATACAAAGACGGCCTCATTACATGGTTCATTGAAAACTTAAATGAAATTGACCAGTTTCACAAACACCCACGAACGAAAGGATAAGACAATGGCAAAAACACTTCACGACCAAGCCGCGCAAAACGCGCAACGCTCACACGATGCACTCATAGAACACCTAGAGAATCTGCCGTGGAACAGCCCTGTATTCAAACTCATCGCCGATGCTTTGATTGATACACGCATAGAGGGATTTCTATCAGGCATGAACCTAGTGAGCGACAACATACAACTAGACGCATACTCACGCGGCTACGCAGACGGATTAGAGGACAAGAAATGAAGATGCCAGACTTTAGCGATGCGGCCTGTGCGGAAGTCGGAGTTGATTTCTTTTTCCCCGACAGCCGCGAACAAGAATCCGCGGCAGTAAAAACCGCAATCGGGATTTGCTCAACCTGTCCGCTATACACAAAATGCTTGGACTACTCTCTGGCCGTAAAGGTTGAGGGAATCTGGGCTGGCACAACAGAGGCACAACGGCGCACCATGCGAAAGCAACGCGGCATCGTAGGCATCCCACTAACCGCACAATACCTAGACTACTTTCTATCCCAATCAGACGATGCAAAAGCGCACCGAAAACTACGAGCCAAGAAATCGGCAAAAACAAGAAAGGAAAAGCAAGATGCTTAACGCAATCCTAATCATTTCAATTCCAGTAATCGGATTCATTTCATACCTACTAGGTCACACAAAGGGCTACAAGACCGCTGACCAGTTTGATGAGGTCACCGATGCCAGCACACCAATCTATAACCAAATGGCGTTAGACTATCCTGAAGTATTTATGTGGATGAAAAGTGAGCGGCTATGAGTAAGAAACGAAAGAAAAACAATGTGGTTGTGTTGGCCGAGTTGTGGCTAACTGATGCCGATGGCAATCCTGTGAAAGTAAAACTGACAGGACATAAACGCTCAATCAAAAAACGAGCGAAGTTGATTGAATACGAAAGGGTAATCAATGCTGAAACCGTGGAGTAAAACTGATAGCGATGCGATTGAATCAGCAATCAAATTGTTGGCGGCCTCGCGTATAACGCTGAACAAGATTCGCGAGATACATCAGCCATTAAGTTACATCGGATATTGTGCCGAATGTTTTACCGAGTATCCGTGCAAAACAATTCAACTGATTGGCGATGAGCAATGAGCAACATGAGCAATCTAGATTTAGCACTACAACTCAACAGCATGAATCGCGGTGAAATTTTAGACACCGCGAAGTTACTTACTTATGGTGACCGCAATCGTAAGGCAGGTGACTTCGTAACTAATCACACGAACATCGCACGAATCTGGTCTGTGATTCTTGGAGTTGAAGTTGAGGCGTATCAGGTTGCATTGTGCATGGCTGGCGTTAAGTTAGCGAGGACAGCGGCGAGTAAAGATTTAGACCATTTCATAGACGGAGCGGCCTATTTTGCTGGGGCTGGGGAATGTGCGACACGCTCGGAATCCCTTGCAAATAAAGGGGAATAAAAAAGTTTTGTAAAAGAGTTGCGCGTTTGTTTCTTTTGCTCGTATGATTGAGGCATAGCCCAGAGGGGGCAGAAAAAAGGAGCAAGAGCAATGAACGCAAAAGTTAAAGCAGTCGCACTAGGTTTCAAACTAATGCACGATTACAAAACAAACCTTGTGCATCTTTCACATGATGGAACAACAGCAACCTGCAACTCTCGTTTTATTGGTTCAGAAACACAGGCACATTACGCAGATGATTTTGCTTGCACAAGATGTATAGCCAAATTAGCGAAAGTAGAAATTGAAATTGGTAAGTCAGTTGATTTAGGGCTAGATGATACAGACGGCAAATGGTCTGCAATCTGTAACCTGCATGACACAACAATCAGCGCAAACACTAAGGCCGAATTAGTTGGCATAACTACAAAAGAATTTTGTGAATGTTGCAACGAAGTTTGCGCTAGTCGCTCATACACTTGCCCAAACTGCGACAAGGGCGGTGTGATTTAATCAAACAAACTTAAAGCCCCTGAGTCACTTCCCCGACTCAGGGGCTTTAACATTTACAAAATTGCTAACTCAGTCCAACCCGAATCAGACAACAAAAACGAAACCTGACCAGTAGATGAGTTGCTGTTAGTTTCGCTGAACCAATCCGAGCCGCCATCCTGAGCAGGGATACCGAGAGTCCATTTATTTTTTGCAACTTCAATCATTTTGAAATGATGCCAATGGCCGTACAACATCATGCTCGCACTAGCCGTATTCAAACCTGCAAGAGTTTGACCAGCCCACCACTTACCAACATCACCGCCACGCGCCTGATGCCCATGAGCCAATCCCAAAACTTGCGAACCAACCTGAACCGAAACCGATAACTCACCGCGAGGAATCAACCAATTTATGTGACCATACAAATCAGGATTCACACTCAGCGTTTCAGCAACGGATTCCCAAATCGCAACATCGTCATTGTCGTTATTTGAGGTGAACGATTTTCCGCCTCTACGATTCTCACCATGATTGCCAGCGACAGCCGCGACAGTTACGCGGTCAAACTCTGGGGCAAGTTTCATCAAAGCATTACGAGCCAACCTGCGAACAACTTTGTTTTGGTCGCGCCTATCCAACTCCACATTGAAAGTTTGTTGAGCATAAAATCCGTCACAGCCCTCACCCAAATCACCGAGCGAACAAACTAAAAGACCGCCGATGTTGTATCCAGACTTCCTCAACAAAGCGACCCTATCCAGCACCGAATCAAAGGATGCCTCTATACGAGCCACAGAGCCACGCAGACCGTCACCATCGCTCTTGCCTATCTGCCAGTCACCCAGAGGCAGAACAAGCGTATACTCCCCCTGTGGCCGTTTAACAGGCTTACGCTTATCTCGCTTAACAGGTGCGGTCAGAGAATCCAACTCATCCCGATTCAAACCTGAACGCGATTTGATTGTTGCTTTATACGCCCACAACTGACGCTCATCATAAGTCTGCCAAGTGCTAAAACGAATCGGCTCAACAACTTCAAACAGAGCAGGGTCAAAGCCCCACGACTTCAACTCCTCATCCCAATTACCGACAGGAGCAGAGCGAGGCTTAGTTGTAATCTCACCCTCGCGGCCATCAAAAGTTACGCCAGCAACCCACGGTGAACCTTGCGAACCTGAACCCTTAACAATCGGCACACTCGTATCAAGACCACCGCCCTCAACCGAATCCAATAGCCGTTCAACTCGTTCGCTAAATTCACTCATTCGCAACTACAAGTTTCTGCACGATGGCGATAGACAGTTTGATAAGACACCTGATACTTAGCGGACTGCAATTCACGCGACACAGCCTTAGCAGAAATCGGTGCGGCCAGTAACGCAAACAACGCTTTCTTATCGTCAGCGGACATGGCTGAGAGAACTTTCGCGATACCACAAATCGGAGGCATAACATAAATCCAATCACGCTAGTTGCGTGAAAGCAATCTAGTGTTTGTTATGCAACCCAGCATCCGCACCAATCTGAACAATCTCAGGTGCAGAATGAATCCCAGCAAGAGAATTCGTAGGGTCAAGCGCAACCAATACAGGCGCAACAATCGCCGCCACAACAGCAATTACTAAATCTTTAGGAGTGTGATATCCAGCGACATACGCGGCAACAACACCCGACACAGCCGCATAAGCGTAATGCTGTAAAAGTCCTAATGCTTTTTTCTTAGTCATTATTTTGGCATATCCTTTAGTTGTAATTGAACATCGTTATACATTGATGCCCATCCCAAAACTTTCTTACCCCAATGAGTAGCAAACCAAGTCAAAGGAACTTCACCAACATAGTTATTTGTTGGAGCATCCGTACCAATCACGATTCCCTTTTTGCCCGACTGCAAAACAACATGACCGTATTGACCGCCATCAAAAAAGATAGGCGCACCAATCGGGGCTTTACTCAAATCCGTGTGACGATGTTTTGCTGGGATATGATTCCAAGCATCTAACGCACTCGCATACTTAACAGGAAGCCCCCATGCGTTCTGACAAGTAGCGTGGCAATGACCCTGCACACCGCTGACATGATTTATCATTAAATGTTTCATGTGGCCGTAAGCCTGTAATCCTGTGAATCTACTTAACGACATAACTAATCCCTACTATCGTGGAACGCATCCCAAAACAAACCCAGCAAACAAATTGCTAGAAGCAATATTGTAACCCACACCGTCAATCATTCTCTACAATGTGCTGTTCAAACTTCCCATCAAGACGAGCAACCTTATCCCCTATTTCAATTTGCCTATCCTCAATGTGGCAAATTTTTTCAGTTAATTCATTCACCGCTTGCCGTAGGCCGCCACCATTGTTGCCAAACTGTCGCACTATAAAATCTAACTTGTCACTCACACGAATCAAATCAAACTCTAATTTAGATTCGCGTTTATCAATCTTGCGCCACACACCATACACAGCAAATCCACACGGCACGACAACAGAAACAATCTGCATCACACTAGCAACATCACCAAGATTTAACATTACAAACTAACCCACACAAGATTCAGGAAAGCGGTAGCAGTTGAACCGATAGCAGGTGCGGCAAGAGCAGTAGTCGTACCCTGAGCGCGACCCATCAACTCTATGTAATCACCACTATTCAAATAAACAAAAGCAACACTATTTGTTTGAGCAGTTGTAGAAGCCGAACCATTAATAGTAGATGAACCCTGAATAGCAGTCGCACCGTTAAGCCGCAAGAATGTTCCCTTGTAAGTTGCCGCGGTAGAAGCCCAACTAGCACCGCCAGTAATCCAATACCAACCTGAAGTCTGAGCCGTGTAGTAAGTCGCGTTAGACGAACTCCAACCATTGTCACGATTCAAAGCAATTACGCCACCTGAACCCGTAGCCCATGTAACCGCGGCAGTAGTGCTGGCCGTAAACGATTGAGTATTAACTGTATACAAAGATGCAACAGGTTTACCCAACATAAAGTTACCCAAATTAGTTACAGCACTATTCAGGTACGCGCCCGTTTCAACTTCGCCAGCCGTAAAAATACGGGTACTCGGAACAATCATTTAGAATCCTAACCTTGCCGAACCATCCGTCACGGATGAAACATTGTATCCCTCAATTATCGCAGACCCCACCGCATAAGTGCTACTACATCCAGCGTTAGTAACCACATAAACAGCATCACCCTGATAGTGCGGTGACAGACCCAACACACCCCATGTTGCTAAATCAGGAGTACCACGAACAACAGTTAAAGAAGTTGTACCAGACCCAGCCGTAACAGTCATAAACTCATTACCAACAACAATCGCCGATGCGGTAACCGCGGCACTTGTAGTAATAGTTGTGGCATCAATACCAACATTGGCCGACAAAGTTTGCGAAGCCTTAG